CACACCCAGCTTGGATGCATCAGGTACATTATAATCACATATAGCATCATACCATTCTGCTCGATGATTGTGTCTGTCAGCGTAACACTCTTCTTCGTTGGTATACTGATACTTTTCTTTCAAGTCATCGTAAATAAAAAGTTTTGAACAGAATTTGCTACTTGATTCAAAGCTATAATCGTATTTGTCTCGTAAGATTTCACATACTGTATCTTTGCCATGTCTTCCGTGACCAATAATTAATAATTTTACGTTATTCATTCTATTCTCCTAAACATATAATAGCATTAGAAAAATAAAATGTCAATAATTATCCTATTAAGAATCCGTAACCATTACCGCCGCTGATTCCAGTGGCAATCTCATGCTCGAGTTTTTCCATTTCAGCTTGTGCTTCAGCTTTTAACGTGTCACCATTTAACGTGGAACCGCCTTGTGGTCCAGCAATAGTGGCAAACTTGCTACGTGCTTCTCCCAGCATATACTTGCATGTTGCCAAAGTAAAATCTTTAATCCACTGTTTGGCCATGTAATCGGTTAACAACTCAATGTCAGGACGGAAATTGTAGCAATACAATAGCAAAGTTTCTTCTGCTCTTGGTCGTTGCAATAATGTTAACTTTTTAGTAGTAGAACTCCACTTAAATTCAATAAAACTACCAAACATACGACCAATAAGTTCTTGGTATTGACTGAAAAAATCATATGTTGCCAGGCCGCCCATGTTGCTACTTGATAATAGATATGCATTTGTATATGCCAAACTAAATGGGTCAAACAATGACCCCCCGCCAGCTTGGCCATTAGTATACAGACTGATGCCAACAACATCACCAGCATTTAATGGTGAATTAAATGTAATCGTTCTAGCACCAGTGTCAGTAACATAATTTGTCGTTGCTGTGCCATTTACAGTTACAACGGTTGTTTCAATCGATAATAGATTATAATTTACGCTAAAAACTGATTGTGCTGCTGTCGCTGTATGTGTTTGTGAAAATATAGGGCCGCCAGATGCTGATGTACTTGGGCGTGAGCCAATGCTTCTGCGAAATATTTGTCTTACCTCAACCACTTCCTTGGGCAACACGTAATCGTTAGTATCCACAATAGTAGGAAGAAACAAATAGGACTCTTCTACACTGTTATCACTTCGTTGGCGATATCTAGATAATGCCTTTGAAAGTGCTGTTTCGTAATGCACAGGGTCAAGTTCAACATCAACCATTCCTCCGCCCAACATTGTGTAGACATAGTCAAATATTTCTTGTTTATAAGTTTTTAAGTCAGACATAGGTGTGTTCTCCAATGGTATTTATCATAGATAAATATATCTGTAATACTTAGGAGAAAAACAATTCCAAGACTTTCGCTATATAAACCAGAACGTGGTAATGATTATGAATTCCTTGATAGACAAATCGAGGAGATGTTTGTAATTGGTGGCACAGATTTAAATATTCACAAGTATTTAGGACCCAATAATCCTGACGATGCTGATGCCACTGCAGATAACCCTCAATATGATGTTGTAAAAGAAACAAATATCCAAGATCTATTGTTTTTAGAAAACAGAGATAGGAAATACGACCAGGATGTCTATACATTACGTGGAATTTATAATGTACAAGATATTGATTTTGATCTTAGCCAGTTTGGTTTATTTTTATCAAATGATACATTGTTCATGACCATACACATCAGAAGCAGCGTAAAGTCACTGGGTAGAAAAATTATGTCAGGTGATGTTATTGAATTGCCTCATTTAAAAGACGAGTATGCTCTCAATGATTTTAGCATAGCACTTAAAAGATTTTATGTAGTAGAAGACGTTAACCGCGCTTCTGAAGGATTTAGTCAGACTTGGTGGCCACATTTGTATAGATTGAAGTTAAAACAAATCATGGATAGTACTGAATATTCAGAAATATTGGATTTGCCAGCTGAAGAAGGTTCAGATACAACATTGCGTGATCTAATGTCAACTTATGAAACTGAGATGCAGATCAACAATGCAGTAATTGCACAGGCAGAAGCTGATTCTCCTAGATCAGGATATGAAACATCTCATTATTATACCATTAATAAAAACGATGATGGTAGTATTGCGTTACAAACCGCTGACGAAACTGATATCGATGCCAGTGGCATATCAATTACTGCTGACGAAGTTGGTAAGGTTCCACAAAGAGAAGGGTATACTGGTTACTTGCTGAATTATGGAGATGGTGATGCTCCCAACGGAGCACCATATGGATCAGGAATTCAATTTCCCAGATCTAATTATGAAGGTGACTATTTCTTGAGAATAGATTATATGCCAAATAGACTATTTAGATATGATGGTGCTCGCTGGGTCAAAGTTGCAGATGATTTACGCATGACACTTTCAAACACAGATGATAGACGCACTCATAGAACTTCGTTTGTCAACAACACAAACACTAATCTGATTAACGGTGAAGTTGTTGAAGAGCGTCAGAGTCTCAGTAAGGCACTTAGACCAAAAGCAGACAATTAATGAACGGAGACGCTTATGCAATGGGCATATGATGGACAAATAAGAAGATATGTTACACAAGTAATGAGATTGCTTAGTAATTTTCCAGTAAAAGATTCAAAAGGAAAACTCACCACTGTTCCTGTGATGTATGGTGATATGACACGACAAGTTGCTGGCATTATTAAACAAAATAGTGAAAACAAGTTACCAAGTGCTCCTAGAATCAGCGTTTATATTACTGGATTGGAACCAGATCGTGAAAGAACCAGTGATTCAAGTTATACCAGGGCTGTCAATATAAGAGAACGAGCAATTGATCCTAATACTGGTCAATACTTAAATTCACAAGGATCAAATTATACAGTTGAAAGATTGATGCCAACTCCGTACATATTAAAAATAAATGCTGACATTTGGACTTCAAATACTGATCAAAAATTACAAATAACTGAACAATTGGCCATCTGGTTCAATCCAAGTTTAGAAATACAAACAACTGACAATTTTATTGATTGGACTAGTTTAACTGTTGTAAATCTTGAAAGTATAAATTGGAGTAATAGAAGTCTACCAGTTGGTGTTGACAGTGAAATTGACATTGGTACTTTTTCCTTTAGTATACCCATATACATATCTGCACCATCAAAAGTTAAAAAGATGGGAATTATTACAAATATTATTACAAGTATTTTTAATGAAAATACTGGAACTATTGAGACTGGCGTAAGTACTCCAGAAATTAATGCTTATGATGATTTTTACAAGGCAGGTTCAATTAACACTGAATTTGGAAGAATTCCAGCCACTGATTCAGCAACACAGATGGCAAATGTAAATTATAATCAATTCGGTTTGTATATTGATGGTGACATTGCTAAAATTGTTAGCAGAGGAAAAGTAGGTGCCAAAAGCTGGCGAGAAATATTAGATGCCATGCCAGGAAATTATGTAGCTGACTATAGCAAGATTTATGTCACTAGTTTGGACAATGATTCAGTGTTTACTGGTACTATAAGATTGTTGACAACTAATGAAACCGAATTAAGTATAAGTTGGGACACTGACACGTTTCCACAAGATTCAATTATTTCTGGACCCATGGGAGACAGAACAACCATCGATTATATCATTGATCCTTCAAGATTTGACCCAACTACTGTAAAAACACCAGGTCTTAGATTTTTAATTCTCGAAGATATTGGAAGTGATGACAACGAACAGGGTCCGGCTGCTTGGGTAAATGGTAATGGTTCAAACTTTGTAGCACGATCTAACGACATCATTGAATGGGATGGAAGTGTTTGGACTGTGGTGTTTGATGCCGCTAACACCAGTGCCGTTACATATGTTACAAATCTTAACACAAATGTACAATACAAGTTTGTAAACGGAAGTTGGCTATTGAGTGTTGATGGAGATTATCCAGTTGGCACCTGGCGCATTGACCTTTATGGATAACTAATTGTATGAACAATATAGTTTGCAGTGGTGCATTATTTTATACCTTAACAACCAATCGTTTTCTGTTGCTTTATCGCAAGCAGAGTAAACGAAATAACCAATGGGGAATTGTTGGTGGAACTAACGAAGGATCTGAAACTCCATGGGAGGGGTTAAAGAGAGAAATAAAGGAAGAAATAGGAGTATTACCAGATATAATCAAAACTATTCCACTTGAAACCTTTATTTCCAATGACGAACATTTTCAATTTCATACATATTTGTGTGTTATCAAAGATGAATTTATTCCAACATTAAACCAAGAACATGACGGTTATGCTTGGGTGGGCTTTGACAATTGGCCAAAGCCCCTGCACCAAGGATTAAGAAATACACTTTCCAGTAAAATCAACAAAGCAAAACTGGAAACAATCTTTAAGATGGTCAAGTTTTACGTTTAAAATGATAATCTCCATCAACATCACTTTTGCAAAAGTTTGAAACTAATTCAAATCCTAAGTATTCCATGAACTCAATTACTTTGTTTACTTTGGGCGCACCTTTATTATAATCCATGTGCTGTGCTTCTAGTATTACATCCTTGCAACTTTTAATAGTTTCCATGGCACCCATCAAAACATCAATTTCTGCTCCCTGAACATCCATTTTAATCAAGTCTGGCACTGGCCAATTATTCAATCTTCTCAACGTGTCAAGTGTTAGAGTTTTTCTAACAGTTGCATGTTGCTCAGTGAATGCTCCAGTGGTTTCAATGTAATAACTATTGCCGCCTGGATTATCTTTGTCCTCATAAAAAATAATCTCGTTGTCATCTTTGTTAGAGAGTACAGATATTGCATAATTGTGGTTTGATTGTTTTAAAAATTTCTCAACTGATGTGGCAGCATCCATTAAATAATAATCAGCATCAGGCCATGCTTCCTTGGCCTTTCGTGTCCAATGCAATACACATGCTCCAATGTCATACACAACTGTTGGTGATATATTCATTTGTTTTAAGTATTCAGCATGAGCTCTGGGCAATAAATCCTGTTGTGCGATTTTTTCTAAATGAGTTTTTTCAGTTTTTTCTTTAACCTGATATACCGTTTGTCCGATATGGTTACATCGTATAGTTTCATCAGCCCATACAGTGAATCCATTTTCTCTTGCTTTTTTGCAAAAGTAAACATCTTCTGATATAGTATTTCGGTGGTCAATTGCTGATTGATAATAAAAATGAGGATATTTAATTTTGCGAAATACATCACTCTTTATTAATACACACCCCATTCCACAAGCTGCTATTTGAAAAATACCAGCGCCTTCAATTTCTTCATAGGGGATGTTGGTACAACCACCATTGGGGGTGTCTTTGTATATTTCAAGTGTATGTGTATTGGGAATACGCTGTATATAAAGGCCGCTGATAACGTCTTTATCAGCAGAAATCATCTTTGTTAAAGTATCCTTGGGCAATACGACATCTGAATCCACTGATAACAAATAGTCATATCTCATTGCCCATTCTGCAATAAGATTGCGAATTTGGTCAATTTGATATCCATAAAAGAATTGAAAATCTGTTTGATAACCGTCGGGCACATCTAAATCGTATACTGATTTGAATGTTTCTGGTTCAATATATTTGTTTGTAGGGATAGCAATTAATATTTTTTTATTATTTTTATTTTTTAGAATCATTTGTTCTTTATCTATTTCCTGGATGATATTTTTTTTAACGTTGGTTTCTATTTCATATTTTGTATCTGGTAAAGTATTTTTAGTTTGACTTTCATGTTCAAATACTGAATCATTATTCACTCTGTTAGTTTCTGTATAACCAAGGCTTTTTAGTATGTCATTAACTATATAATTGGTAGTTTCTGGTCCCTCTACTATAATAACTGGTTTGAATTTCTTTATAGTGTTTAACCCGCCTAATATTACTTCATATTCAGTTTTTTCTGTATCCAACCATAATAGATCACAGGCTTCAATATCTAAAGAATCAAGTGTTATAACTTCACACTCACCCGTTTGGTTCATGTTTAATTCAAATTTTCCAGAATTATTAAATTGTTGTGTATGCCCATGTACTTTTTTATTTGAACTGCCCAGTCCAACGTTTAAACTTTCAATATTTTTATCTGCACAGTTCTTAATCAAGATATCATATGCAATTTTATTGGGCTCAAATGTGTACACTTTCTTATAATATTTGGAAAGTAGCACTGGGTACAGACCTTGATTACCACCAGCTTGTACCACCACGTTGTTTTTATTGGATGATAGTTTAGATATCAAATCTGAAAATCCATTATTCCAATCAGACATAATTAAATCCCAGGTTATGTCATTTTCTAACCTTGTAAATTCTGCATTTTTTATTTCAGTATTTGCATTTTTATTTTGTTCTTCTCCATTTATCTTATAGTCATTTAAAGGGTTCAAATCATTATATACTACCATTATTTCTTTTACTGCAATTGGATTTTTAGCATAAGAAATTGTTTCTCTGAATAGTGGGTTATCTGCGCCTGACATCATCCACTTGTCATCTACAATATAATTTTCTTTTACTATCTTTTTTGCGATAGAACCAGACATTGTTCTAAGATGCGTGTATGGTATTTTCCACGGATATGAATTGCCATCTTTCCAATCTTGAGCAATGAGTGGTATATTATCAGCAAGACTCCACATTGAACCGTATGTAAAATCGTGACCTTGATCGTAAATATCATTGTAGTAATGGAAGATTGCATTGTTATTTATTAACCAATCATCTCCATCCAAAAGCATTACTATATCGCCTTCTTTAACAAAATCTTTTACGGCGTCTAGTTGATTCTGGATTGCACCTTTTCTTGTATCATTTTGGCGTATTATGATTTTAGATTTTGTTTCATCAGAAAATTCTGAAACCATCTCGTTAAAATTTATTTTATTGTCGGAATTGTCGTCAATTAGAATGTGCAAATAATTGTCGTAATCTTGTTGAGCTATAGATTTTACGTGATTTTGCATATAAGCATCTGCGTTTCTAAATGGGCTTATAACGACTATTCTGCGCTGACTACCATAAGAATTATAAACTCTTCTATCTTCTATATTATTAAAACGCCGGCCGTATACTCTAGCAACTTTATCGTTTATTCTAGACACTGATCTATATTTCTCTACTGGGTATGGTTTTTCAGTCATTGTATGAAAATGCTGATCCCATTGTAAAGCAACAGTATTCCATCCCGCGATGTCTTTTACCACATTACAATAGTTTTGTTTCTGATAATGCAGATAAGAGTTGTTATACGCGTCTAATACTGTTTGTACAAATTTTATAGCTTGAGTATTTTCATCTATATTTCTGAATAGAGCGTTATTTGTTGATGAATAAGGGATTTTGTAACATGCTTGCTCAATCGCAGTTTCTTCCAGAGCACCAAATATGTTAGTAACTATTGGAGTATTATAAAGAAGAGACTCGAGCGACGAAATTCCAAATGTTTCTGGAAAGGCAGTTGGGTATAACATCATATTGGCGTTCGCAAGTATTTCGGCAATTTCGTACTGAGGAATTACACCAGTAAATGTCACACCTTCTGGTTTAGAATCTATAAGATCGTTAACCATCTTTTCTTGAGCATCTGGCTCTGCACCTTCACGGAAACGATAATACCCTCCAATACAAGTTAGTCTTGCTTCTGGTATATGTTTTTTAATCTCAGGCCAGATGCGAGTAACGAGCGGAATTAATCCCTTTGTTGCCGAAGCATTATAGACAAAGTGGCTCTTGTCTTTTTTAGAAAGATCTACATCTTCTATATGTCGAACTGCACCATTTCTCGTTTGAAAAAACTTGTGCTTGAGAACTTCAAAATTTCGTTTATTTCCATGATCACATGACGTTACGTACCAAGAATGAAAATCTGATAATGTAAAGACTTCATCTATTTCGCCGCTCATTAACAGTTGTTCTAATGTTTGATCACCCTCGCAGAAAGTATCGTGCATCCAAATAACTGTTTTGTTTGCTCTCGAAACCATTTTAGAGTATTGATTTCTGGCAAGAAACGGGTTTACTGATCTCGAAGAAATGACAATATCGTGAGTGTGAACACTTTCATCATCTGTAAATTTAGAATGATCTACATACTGAACTCCGTTGTATAATCCAGGAGCAGCTTTTGAATCTATGCAATTGTTGTAGACTGTAATAGAATGGCCTAGTTTAGCAAGTTCGGCAGACATGAGAATCACCGCAGATTCACTGCCACCCAATCCTCGTCCTTTTAAAGTGTTTCCGTCATACGTTAGACCTAATAAGTCTATGATAGCAATTTTCATAATATAACCTCATAATATTACTATTTATAACTAAATGCGCACTCCAAAAGTCGATAAATTAGCCGCTGTAAACATTTTATATCTTTTACAAACGTTTATTCTGCCAAAATACACAGCAAGAGTTGTATTTTCTAAAACGCGATATTATTGGTAATATGTTATGATTCCAGACGATGATATAGCCTTTAAAATAAATGTGGGTGTTGCTTATTCCGCCATCCAATCAGTATTTAAAGTCCATGTTTCACCATCATACGAGAACTTGGAATGCTCAAAAGAGTAATCAATAATAGTAGAATCTTCTGAAACGGTATTGGCAAAAACCAGTAAAGGATCTTCTACATCATAATGTATGGTAATATTTTCACTATTCAATCCGTATATTTTGCTGTCTTTAACTACTATGTGATCGGTTTCAACTGTTAAATTATCTTCGTCATTTAACAGATATAATGCTCTGTTGTCTGCGTTTAAAGTAAGTACTTTCATAATTGTTTCCTTATTGATATTCTTCATAGCTAAGTGAAACATGAATGCCACCTATGCTACCTGGTTGTATGCTCAATTGGTCTCCAGCTTCGAGAGAAAGACCTGGTGTAATACCTAAAACAGAATCTCCAACTTCCACGGTCTTTGTGACTATTGCCACACCGTTCAAATATGTTGTGAATGTTACACTGGACGCACCGTCAAAATTTGTCACTTGGCACCCATAAATTCGCGTTTTTTCAGTTGCTGTTAAAATATTTTGATTTAATGTACCCAATGCCAGTGACTTATTTGCTACCTTAAATCCTGTTGAAATATCACCTGTCAGTTCCTGTACCGTGAGACTGTAGGTTATATTCTCTGTCGAGCTAGCGCTTATATTGCTATTTTCAGTTAACACGAGGGCGCCTGCATTTATGCTATTTGTTCTATTGGCAGAGGCAGTAGAATTTTTAACAAGACTCAGTTTTCCAGCCGGTGCGGTTCCTATACCAGCATCTGAACTTAGGTTAAAGGAGTTTATGTCGTCGTCGGCGGGGTCCATGAAGGCAATCTGCGATTTTGAATGTATAAGTTTGAAATTTTCAGCAGAGCTGACATTTCCTGCAGCAGCGTCTTGAAGATCTAGATCATAACTAGAATCGAACACAGCAGTGTCAATTTCCCAGGCCGTGGAAAGATTCCACTTTTGTAAATAATTACCTGCTGACATTTTAAACAGCACCAACCCATCATCAGTAAGCCCAACACCATCTGTCCCGCTGGTGGCACTAATAACAACACTTGCAGACGCCGTGGATAAATCCCACGGTGTAGACAGATTGTATTGCTGCAAGTAAGGTGAACTATCACTAGAAACATATAGTCGAGTCCCATCGGATTTCACATAAAAACCATTTTGATTACTAAACTGCGCAGCCGTATCAAGTTGATTTACCATTGCTGAAATTGTTGATAAATCCCAGGCAGTGCTTAGGTTGTACTGTTCTACATATCGTCTGTTATCAAGGACGTAAACAGTTGTACCATCTCTTTTAAATTGCAAGTCGTATGGCGTCGCCGTCAAATTTGTGGTAGCTATGTTGTCATAAGTAGCAGTAGACACATCAAAAGGCGTTGACAGAGAATATTGGAGAATGTCGCGCTGCTGAGTGCCTACCACATACAGTTTAGTACCATCACTTTTAAAATCCAATCCGAGAGGCGACGATTCTTGAGCGGATAACAAAGGTGATTTGTGCGCAAAAGAAATGTCTGACATGACCCACGGCGTTACATAAAGATCACCAAAAAAACTCAAATTGTATTTTAAAACGGAGTCAGTTGTAAGATCTACCAAAAACACATCAGAGTCTGAATTTGACAGCGCAATTCCTCGCGGGCTAATGGTCTGAGAAGACACGCTGGAATTTCTAATATTGTCTGTAGCTGTGGTCAAATCCCAAGCAGTTGCAAGTTCAATTTCACGTATAACATCATTGGTGTCGTCTACATAGTAAAAACGCTTTCCGTCTGAAGAAGGAACCGCTTTACTAAACCCATTACCTGTTAATGGTAATTTAAAACGTGTTGCAAAGTTAACACTTGGTATACTCCAAGGTGTTGAAAGTGTAAACTGGTTCAAGCTGTTGGCACCATAACTACTTCTGACGTAAAGTTTTGTCCCGTCGTCGTTAAATGAAAAACCCCCTACTGCATAGAATTCAGCATTATTACTAAAGTTGGTATAACTAAGTGTTGATGCCAGCGTTGCAGTTGTAATGTCATATGCAACACTCAGATTAAATTCGTTGCCCTGGCCGAAGATGTTGGTCCACCCAACATACATTTTAAGACCGTTATTCCCAAATGATATATCAGAAGGGTTACTAACACCAGTGGCTATATTTGCACCGCTATAAGAAACCGTGGAAATATCATACGCTGTACTGAGATT